CCTCTAGGCCTCCACCTGTTCTTCGGGACCGCTGCTACGGCAGTGCTAATATAAAGGATACAGAAGTTGGCACAAGAAACTCTTGGTTTCCTCACCGGCTGGCCCCTCTCTGGGGATAGTCGGTATAGAGTTGACTTCGAGTTGGACCAGAGGGTTACCACGGAGTTTTACTCCCGTAATAATCCTCTTGATCCTCGCACACGCCAGTACCTTAACGGGCACCGGTTCCACTGTAAAAAAGTGGGTGCGGTCTATACTACAAGTGCCCCCGTTGTCGTTCTCCAACCTGGAGATACGGTGCCGTTTTATCGCGGCGTCGTCACGGGAAAAGCTCCACAAGTGATTCCTTACTGGAATCAACCACCTGATTTGGTGGGCTTCGGACCACAGGCTCTCCGCATCGCGGATCCTACTAAGTCCTTAGTCGAGGGGTTAAACGCTCTGTATGAGCTTAAGGACCTACCTGAGCTTCTTGAGAAAGATGCTTACAGGCTCAGAGGGTTTAGGGACCTGGGAGATTTTTCCCTTGTTCTTAATTTTGGTTGGGTCCCGTTTTTGTCCGATCTGAAGGCCTTTGATCAGGCCCAGGAAAAGATGGAAAAGAGAATCGACCAACTCCTTAAAGATGCTGGTCGCCCGGTGAGGAGAGAGTTTGAGATTAAGCATCTCAACGGCGTGGACGAAAGTCCTATCGACGCGGGTGTTTGGGATTTTCCCCAGATTTACCCTAGCTTTCTTACCTCAGCTTATGCTTCGAAAACTCGGTGGCGGTTGTATACCAGAACCACCACTAAATATAAGTTTTCGGGCAGATGTCGTTATGACCTTCCCTCGCGGGTCGGTTTCGACACCACACAATATCGCAAGATGTTGCGACGCCGCCTGTACGGGTTTAAGATAACCCCGAAACGGTTGTGGAAAGCTATTCCGTGGACGTGGATGGTAGACTGGCTTGGCAACGTTACCGATAACCTTGCCTCGATCATACCTGAGGTCGCGGACCGTTTGGTCTGGGATTACGCATTTTTGATGCGTCACGTAGAGCAAGTAAGCGTGTTGGAGCAATCCTTCTCGCTTAATACTCCGAGTGGTCCTCAAGAGATCACCGTCAGCACCGCTCTCGGCACGTCTCTCAAACAGAGAGAGTATGCCGAACCTTTCGCCGCGCAATTTAATCGCGGTATATCGGGGTTTGAGGGGTTAATCCTGGGCAGCCTTGCTGCCTCCCGGAAGCCTACTCAGATCGTATCCTCTCCCCTATTCGGGTAGAGTTCTCACACTTAGGCACGCCTACCGTATAATACGTTTGGCCTTGCCGCATGGAGCTTCTGACATGTCACTTCCCGATACCATTCATCTCGCCTCGTCCAATTCGGACTTGGTCCGGGTCTTTGACCCGGGCGTCGGTGTGAGTCATCGCACCGAAACAGCCAGTAGTGGCTTTACGCGAGATCTGGTGATCATCCAGTCTACTCCCACGAAAGCGGGACGCCAACGCCATGTGATCCGGTTCTCCGGTACCACTGCGCCTGACGCGACTGGTAAGCGATCGACCACTACTGTCAGCCTTACGGTTGACCGGCCGGTCGGCGGCACTGATTACTCGGCCCTTGCGGGTTACGAGGGTCAGTTGCACGAAGCCCTTCAGGGCGGCGTGCTTGCTGCTATCATCCAGGGTCAGCAGTGACTGTGGACAGCTCGAATTCGGGGGTGACCCTGTTTCTTGCTGCCTTCCAGTCGATGCTGTTGCTGATTGTGCTTTTGGCGCTCGTCTTCCTTGTGGTTGACGGGCGTCCGGAGCGCACTCAGATTGTTTCAACACGGGAAGTCGATTATGAGAGACATGTCGTTTCTCACGATCGAAGTCAGACGGTTCCGCAACCCATGAGGGTTTCGGATGAACCGACCGACCACGCTCCTTAATGTTGTTGTAGAAGAGATTCTGCAGCAGCATAGTGTCCCAAGCGAACGTGACGTCGACTTAATCAATCGACGTCACCTCGAAGAAGGTGATTCCTTTATCGGGATCACCCTCCCTGCTTTTGGCGCAGCTTTCGAGCTAGGCTTAGAGCAAGGCTTCATCACTCGCGCTATGTTTCCGGGATTTCGGTCCCGTGGACGTGGCGGGCCGCTCCCTGGATTCCTCCAGGGTTTGGTCATGAAGATCTTCGAAGAAGATGGTGTTCTTCGTGAGGATGCAGATCCGGACGCAGTTTATGGCGTACGGCAAATCTGCTACTGGGGCAAAAAGCCAAAAGCTCGTTGTTCCGAAAAGCGTGAAAATGCTGCTCGGACCCAGTTCCTCAATACGGAGAATGATCTTGATCGATTCACGGATAAGGCTAAAGCGCCAGACCGCCTTCTTAGGCGGATATCGGACCTTCTTTATGCTGGTTCGATATTTCGTGATGTGTCGGCTGAGGAAATCACGCCGGCCCACGGCCCAGGAGTTACGTCTGATCGGAAGAGTCCTAACGGGCGCTTTACGATTGACACCTGGTACGATCGACAGGAAGACACGTTTCCGCTTGACCTTATGGCTATCCCTAATTGGGGTTGGTCCGGCGAGTTGGAACGCGTCCGACTGCTGTCGAGAGAGGAAGAGGAGCCTGTTAAGGTCATCCTTGTCCCCAAGACAGTCAAGACACCGCGCGTAATTGCGGTGGAACCTGCTAACGTCATGTATGTTCAGCAGGGTCTTATGCGGTATATGGTCGAAAGACTTGAGTCGCATGAGCTGACGAAGCATTCCGTAAGGTTTGCCGATCAGTCCGTTAACAAGCGACGCGCGATGGCGTGCTCCCTGACAAGGGACTTAGCTACGCTTGATCTCTCGGAAGCTAGTGATCGAATCCACGTGGATTTGGTCAGGAATGTCTTTGAGAACTCGCCTGTTTTGAACTTCCTCGAAAATTCGAGGTCGTGGCGCGCTCGTCTAGATGGTACAAAAACGACCGTTACATTGCGGAAGTTTGCTTCGATGGGTTCAGCTTGTTGCTTCCCCGTCTTAGCCATGGTGACGTACGCCTTGATACAGCGTGCGCTCCATGAGTATCATCAAACGACACCATCCCATCGGTCGATCAAGCGGTTTTCCGCTCTGATCGACGTATACGGCGATGACTTAATTGTCCCGACGTATGCCAGGGGTATCGTCCAAGAGACACTTGAGGCTTTCGGCCTCCGGGTTAACGCGAAGAAGTCCTTCTCTCGAGGGTACTTCCGCGAGTCTTGCGGTGGTGACTACTATAAGGGTTACGACGTGACCCCAGTCTACCTCCGCAACGCACTTCCTGGTCTCGAAGACCGACCTAGTGCGAACGTCCTGATGGGCTTAGCGAGCACGTCCGACCAGCTCTATAGGAGAGGGTTGTGGCGGTCTTGCCAGGCTTTAAGGGACTACGTGGAGAAGTTAAGCCGTTGTAGGATCCCCCGGTCGCCATACGTGGCGGACGGGTTAGCTTTCTACAGCTGTTTCCTCACAACAAGGGCACGATACTCTTACGAGTTGAATGCGTACGCTCAACGGCGTATTACCATGCGGCCTGCTAAGGCCGACGATCCTTGTAGTGAGATAGGGATGCTAAATAAGTATTTCCTATCTAGCAGGAGAGGCTCGATTCCCCAGGGCTTTGTTAACCCTGACGGTAAGAGTGTCCTCGATTTCTCAAGGTCCGTGAAGCGCGACGCCTTCAACACGAAGCGTCGCTGGGTTGGGGCCTCCATTGGGCTCCACGCTGCC